GAAGTACAGGCCGCACAGGGCCGCGCAGACAGCCTCAAGCAACAACGTGATGACGCGCTAGCCCGTGCCGACACAGCAGCCGATCTCCGGGTGCAGGCAGAGAAGGAAGCTGCAGCCGTAGACGCGGAGATCCATGCGGTAGAAGTGAAGCCGCCACCACCCACAGGGCAGGGGGTCGCAGATGCTTTCAACAAGCGAGCCAGGGAGCGTAAATCATGAGCGACGCAGAAGAAAAAGACACGGAATCAGAGTGGGTTGATGGGCCTGAAGACGCCGGCCCGCCTACGCCGTCCATCATCTTGGGAGGGGAGCCTGTCCCCGTGCCCACGGCCCCCGGTGGGGTGAAGACCTGGCATGATCACGGGCTGGAGTTTGAAGCGGGGGACGGTGCGCGCCGCCGGCATCCAAAGCAGACCGATCTAGATCTCTTCGTGCTGCACTGGACTGGCGGGGAGGCACCCCCGGACAGAGTATTCAAGGTGCTAGACCGCAGAGAGCTTGGGATCGAATTCGCGATCGGGCATGACGGGGACATCTGGCAATTCTGCGATCCGCTTCGGGTAGATACCTTCGATGCGGGTCCGTACAACAAGCGCAGCATCGGTGTTGAAATCGTAAACTATGGTTTTGGTGCCGGCCGCAACAGCGTCAACCGCACGCACTACCAGTGTGTTTTGAACGGGCGCAACTGCCGCTTCGCTCACTTCTTCCCGGCGCAGATCAAAGCGGCTGTAGCTCTGATCGATGCCGTGATCGAATCAGGCAAAACCAAGATCGCGCGCAAGGTGCCGCGCACTCCTGACAATGCATTCATTTCTCGTAAGATGGCAAAGAGTGAGCTTGCACAGTTTGACGGTGTGTGCGGACACTTTCACATCAGCGCAAAGAAGAGCGATCCAGGGTTGGATCTCTTCAGGGAGTTAATCAAGTGCGGGTACTGATCTTCATTCTGCTGCTGTCCGGTGTGGCCCGGGCTGATGATGTAGCGGTACCGCTGCAGCACGACGGCAAAGACGGGGTGTGGTTCGTACTGAAAGAAGCGCAGCGGCTCAACGTTCTGGATGAGCTTGCGCCGCTGAAGGAAAACAAGATCAGACTTCTTGATCGGCAATTGGAGCTTGCCAAAATCGAGATCGTCAACGTGCGGATCGCAGTGGACGCCACAAACGAGCGCGCCGACTTGTGGGAGCGGACAGCCCTCAAGGTAGAAGCCCGGGCCGATACAGTGCAAGCCAAGCTCGATGCGTGGTACAGGCAGCCGGTGGTTTTGTTTACGGTGGGTGCGCTGGTAGGTGCAACCGCTGCCGTGGTTCTGCGATGAAGCCTCCCACCTGGCTTGCTGCGCCGCTGTACCTGTGGTCACTTCCTAACGCTCTATTGGGTTTGGTGCTGGCGTTGTGGGCAGGGCCCATAGGTTGGAAATGGCATCAGGGCGCACTGGTGATCACGGTGCAGCGTGTGCCGGGTGGAGAATGGATCAACGGGCAGACACACAGTTGGGTGGTGCTGGTTGAAGAAGACAAAGCGTCAGTGCGTGTGCATGAATTCGTGCATGTGAAGCAAAGGTTAGTGCTTGGGCCGCTCTTCTTGCCGCTGTATGGGGGCAACTACTTGATCAACCGCGCACGGGGCATGAGCCACGCAGACGCGTACCGCGCGATCTGGTTTGAAGTGGTGGCCTACCGGGTGCAGAAAGAATTTGAAGAGGGCAAGCGGTCAGACGCTTGGGGTAGCTAACCCCAATGATAGGCCATCGCTTCAGCTATCCCGGTGAGGGTGCGGGATCTCTCACGCCACCTGTTGGGCCCTGGGTCCATCCTGTGAACCCTGTGGGCCCTACCTTCTACCACTAGCGTTGGCTCTAGCAGCGGCAGATTCTTCAACCACAGGCAAGTAGCTTTCGTCTCACCATGCCCGTGCTGCCACGGCTGAATGATTTGATCCGGCTTGCGAATCTTGGTGGAAATAACTGATATCGGATTCTCAAGTGCGATGCACGGGATCGGCGCGTCCAACAGTTGCCGCACGAATTGCAGCGCAGCCCGTTGCTCTGGTTGCTTGTCTTTGAACCACCGTGCGCCGCTGGTTGCCAAGTGCGTGCAGGGTGGGTGAGCAACCATCAGATCCCAACCCATGTCCAGCACGTTGAGCACATCGTCTTGTAGGTGGTGCTCTGCATCTGCCTCACACAGCAACAGATCAACGCTCCACGCTTCATGCCCCCTGCGCCGGAAAGCATCCCGCACAATGCCGCTAAACTCGCATGCGATCAGCACATTCATTTCTGAAAGAGCTTCATTTTCTCCCGCAGCATTGTGATCTCTGCCCGGGCCCGGGCTAGCGCGTCCACAAGGTTTGCTTCAGCATCTTCAAGATCCCCAAGCCGCAGCAAGATGCGGATCTGCTCCTGCCGGGCTTTGTGGTTTTCAGTGTGGGATGGCTGCGTATGCTTCGCTGCAGCTTCGGTTATGTCAGCCACGTTTGTGCCTGGCTTTTCGCACGGACCCTGCAGGTTTCGTGCGTTTGTACTTTCGCACGGTTGCGCCGGCTAGACCGTGCGAAACCTGGTGACGTAGAACGCGCCTGCGAATCGTCGCCTTGTCCACGAGAGGGAAGCCTTCGCGGTGCAACTGGATTGCAACGTCTTCCCAGCTTGTCTGGTAGGTGCGCATACATCCGTGCTTCACGATTGATCGTATTTCAACAGCACGGTCTAGCATTCCGGGTGGCAACCATTTTGATGGGCGTCCCCAATTCGGGGGCGCTGCGCTCATTTGCTTGCACTCGCAACGGTCTGATCTTCGTAGGCTTCAATACCAGGGATCGCGGTTGCATCCTTCTTGTGTCGCACATGCCCCTCAATCAGTTTGAGATCCGGGGTTAGAAATTCTCGGGGGATCAGGGTCGCATCTATGATGTTGAATTTCCACGTTGTGCGGTACTGTATCCCATCGGCCGCAGGCAGATTGACGGCATCATCATGCGCTGCAATCTCTTGGGTGAGTGCTTCGGTGTCACCTTCAGCCGCAGCGGCCCCGGCTGCAGTCAAGGCTTCTTGTGCGGCCACCTGCGCACGTTGGTTTGCCTGCAGCATCTTGACTTTGATCCCTGCCTCACACCGCTTGTAGAAATCAAGAGCAGGTTTGAAGAGTGCGTTGGTTGCCTTGAGCGCAGCGTTGATCGGCTGCGTGATCTCTTTGCGTTTGTCGTCAAGCCGCTTGTGGTTGCCCTTTGTCTCTGCCAACACATCGGCGGCAAACGTCATGGAGTCGCTATCTATGATCTCAAAGGCTGTGACTTCTGTTAAGGCTTCTTGTGCCTGCGTAGCTTCGGTCACTAGCTCTGCCTTGAGTGCTTCTTCGGGACGGACTAAAGCTACTTCTTCAGATGCCGGCGCAGCCTCTGCTTCAAATTCATGCCACACAAGATCGTTGCCTAGCTGTACAGCCATTTCCTGCGCACGAGCAAGATCGTTTTCGCACAGGGGTACCAGCGGTGCCCGCTTGCTGAAAAAGGTTTTGCCATCTGCGATTGCCACGGCATCATGATTGCACTTCGCAACCCTGCATTGCCCTTCAGTGATGTTTTGGTGATCTAGTTCCATGGTTCTAACCCTTTCTCATTGGACGTATTTTCAAGCGGGCGCGGTGCCTGCCTCTGTTGGTGTCAGTCATTTTGCGAGCTTTGAATTGTGCCAAGACGCTGTTGTTTGGTTTGCCTTCTTCACACAGATCGGGGATCGTCACGCGCCACCCGGTGGCTTTGGAGATCGCACGAGCTACCGGGTACAGCTTGACCCGCATCCCGTTGTAAATATTGCGCAGAGTTAGAAGCGTGATCTCTGAATCCTTGGCAACGGTTTTCAATGTGCCTTCACCGTACCTGTCGCAATACTGTTTTAGATTCATGCTGTTGGCCCTTCCCGTTGTAGATGTGCAAGCCCAATCGCGATCCCATCCATCATGTTGTGTAGCAAGCCTTCCGGTGCGCCTTTCGGTTTGCCAAGCACCACCGGGTTTTCTAGTGCATCCTGCTCCCCCCGCTTTGTTAGGATCCGGCGCATCCGCGCGTCTGTGACGTCTTTGGGTACCTGCCCCTTCCATTCGTTGGGGGTGATGGTACGCACGATCACGGTGGGCCGGGTGTTGGCAACGATGCCACCCACCACGATTGCCAGATCGATCAGATCGTTGGGGTCACCCTTCCACATGCGTTGCTGATATACCTGCGGCTTCTCAATCACCACAATATCTACCTTCTCTAGCAAGCCCCCCATCATGAAATTATTGTAGTGATCGCGGGTGCGCTCTTCGATGCTTGCAGACTTCGTGCGCGATAGCCCTGCTTTGACCAGATACATATCTCTGAAGAGAGCCCACCCGCAACACGTCACCCCGGGATCGATCGTGAGCAAGTAGCCGTGTCCGTTCTTTGTCATGGCTTCATCCCGATCATAGAGAATTGATATCCTAGAAGTTTCGGGGGATTGCTCTCATCATCACATATGCTTACAAGCAAAAACTTACGGCCCCTTTTCCATGGCTGAAGAGTGCGCAAAATGGTGTTGATGAGTACCTTGAACCATGGACGATGCATCCATTGGCCAGATTCATGCCACCAATTTGTATTTTTGTGTCTGGTCATAGCGCAGCCTGATTTACATCTGTTGCAAACTGCGTGAACTGATCCACAGAGCAGTGGTGGATGTGCGCGGGCTGCCGCACAGTACCGTCTCCAAATGAATCTGTACCTACATCTTTGGTATCAAATGGAAAGCTACCGTCATGCCATATGAAAGCCTCAAAGCATCCCCCTTTTTCTGTGGGTAGCTCAACCATGCACCTTGAACCGTACCCACCCATTTGTGGGTACCAACATGCAAGGTACTGCCGCTCATTATGTTTGGTCACACGTTTTGCTGTGCAATCTTTTGATGAAGGCTGTGGTGGCGGGTCCCCGTAGAATCCATATTCACTCATGCCGCTTGCTCCTTCTCTTCCCACGGAATCAGCAAGCCTTCTGCGTTGCGCACCGGCTTTGCCTTCTTGCTCCAATGTTTCATCAGGGCAACTTCCGCACCCGGGTTGAGATCAGGCAGCCACTTCTGCGCGACTTCAACCATGATCGCTACCATGCGATCTGCAGCTTCGTTGGCTGCGTGGATCTCTTCGGGTACCTCTAGCATGTACTCGTCATGCACGAAGTTGACCATGCGGCTGCCGTACAGCGCAGAGCCTGGCACGCAGTAACACTCCTCTTGAATTTGAAAAAGTGCCTCTTTTGCAATGTCAGCGCCAAGCCCTTGAAAAAAAGTGTTTGCTACAACGGTAAAAGGGATGAGCCCCCGGGTGCGCTCACTCAAAAATTGATTCACCGTCGCGTACCCGCCCCCGGTGTCACACAGAGCCTTGATCCAGATGAAGTACCGTTGCGCTTCGGGCCACGCCGTGTGCCATGCAGCGTGGATCTGCTCTGAAAACTCTTCAGAAAATTTCACACTGAATTGCTGCCGGGCCCACGATCGAAACGTGGGGGGCTGCATCCCACCCATGAAACCGAAGTTGCCAATCTTGGCAAACTGCCGGGCTTCTGAAGCTTCTTCATCCCCTTCGTTGTACCGGGCAAGGGCTTCTTCGTAGGTGCAACTCAGTAGCTCTGCTCCCAGAATCAGGTGGGCATCCTCCCCGGTGTTGAGAGCCTGTCCCAGCCGGCTTTCTCCCAGGGCCCACAGGCACACCTGGGCCCATGTGAACAGCTCCAGGCCGCTGTAGTCCGCGTCTGCGTACACGGTGCCCGGGCGGGCAGTGAAGCACTCCCTAATGCCCGGCAGGCGCCGCACGTTGTGCATCTGGTAGCCGTTGGTGGGTTGCTCATCGCTGTAGCCCTTGCAGCTTGTGCGGCCTGTCTCAACCAGCGAATCAAACCGGGGCTGTATGGGCCCCGTGGTGCCGTTCCAGAGCGCAGGGATCTGATCTTGCACCACCGTTTTTAAGCTTGACACCCGGGAGTAGCTGATAAGCAATTCATCCCCGGTGCCGGTGCAGGCTTCTTCATCACAGGACACACCAAAGAGCGGATCTTCTAGATCCTTCAAGTTGCGTTTCGTTAGCTCTTCACCGGCATCACGCTTGCGGCGCAGAGGGATGTAGCTTTTTGTGCGATTGATCGGCGCGTCCAATTCTTCAAGCACGTCTAGCATGTGCTGCCGGGCTTTCTTGGTGTCGCGGGTGCCGTCGCCGCGCACCAAACCTTCACGGGTGCAATGCTCAACGGCTTCTTCAAACAGCCCCTCAACGGTGCCGGTGAATTCTACGATCTTGTCTGCGTTGGTACGGATGCCCCAGCAAGAAATCAGATGCAGCCCCAACGCTGCCCGGGCTTGCCGGTACTGATCCGCTAGCAGATGGGAAAATCCATCTTCCTGAATCTGCCAGATCTTGAAGGTCATTACTGCATCGCTGATCGCGTACTCGGCTGCTCCTGCGGGCCACTGTGAAACGGGCACGGTGCGAAGCTCACCGAAGTGCAGCCGGTGGGTTTCTTTGTCCAGAGTGATCTGTAGATGCCGCTCTGCCAGGGCTGCCAGGCCGTACTCATACTTGCTGTAGCTGCCGGTCATGGCATCTCGGTAGCCCCGAAACTTCCCGTGCGCGATATCGATCAACTTCTGCCGCAGTCCAATATCTGTGACGCGATCATTCTTGTAGGCGTCGAACACTGGCAGCAATTGATCGGGGTACTCCGTCATAATCACCGTCAGATCGTAAGCGATGTTCAGCCCGATGATCTGATAGTCCTGCACCCAATCCCACAACCGATCTTCTGTCTCGTTGTGTGTCCATTCGTACAGCCCGCTGCCGTTAACGTCTGCCCACGAAACGCACGTGAGTGGCGGGGCAAGATTGCCCACACCAATCAACGCGGTTTCAGTATCTAAAGCGACAGGGATCACGCTTGCTCTTTGATCTGCTTCTGCAGAAACTTGATCTGCGTGCCGGCTTCTGTAAGCTCTTCTAGAAGCTCTCCTATTCTATCGCTCTGTTTAATTCTGACCGCTGCTAATTCTGCAATCTCTTTCTCTAGCTCCTCAATTTTCACACCGCGATCTAGAGCCTGCTTCGCAAGCCCCTCGTTGGCTTCGCGGCACTTCTCTAGGGTCTCGGTTGCTCTGCTTTCAACGTGTACAGGTTGATCCTGGCAGGCTTGCAATTCAACCTGTAGATCCACGATCTGCACCAGTGCTTCACCTAGCTGTGCGCGGTACGTTGCTTCTTTGCTTGACATGGTAATCCTTCTCTCTGGTTGGGAAAGCCCCGGGGGTTAGCCCGGGGCGGGGTTGTTACGCTTCTGCGGCTTCTTCGGCTTCCGGCTGATCCACGGGGGACCATTCGTGTTTGGTAAAGGGTTTCTTTTCCTTCCTGGTTGTGATCATCGTGGTTTGCAGCCCAACGTGGACACCTGCAAGCGGGTTGTCATCTGAAACGGCATACTCAACCACATCTGATGTGACTTCAGCGTTCACGGTTTCATCGTCATGCGGATCAATTCCGTTTACCGCAGCAATGAAGCCCTTGATGTTTGGCATTGCCATGTCTTGCGAGAGCTTCACACACCACGATGCTTTGTGCCCCACCGGGTGTTTCTCGTTGTCGCTCTCCACTACCTGACATTCCGCAATGAAGAAATCTACTTCGTTGCGGCCACGTAGGGCGAAAACCTTCAGAAGCTCTACAACGTAGATACCCGGCTGAAAATAAACCCCACTGGAGCCAACCTGTGCTTCATCTATTCCTGTAAATAATCCCATTGTTTCACTCTCACTTTCACTTTTTGTTGTTATCTCCACCTGATCTCTAAGCTACGCTCTGCTACTTCATCCGGGGTCGGCACGTCCACGTCTGCATACAGAAGCTTCTGTGCCTGCCCTATCGAATCCTCTATGTATCGCGCGTCCGCTCTGGCTTGCTCGAAGCCGGCCCACTGCTCTTTGCAACCCATCAGCACATCGTAAACAACTTCATCTGCTTGCTGCCCGTCGCGGTGTGTGCGTCCTAGCAATTGTTCCATGCCTTCACCGTTGGGGAGCACAGACACGATTAGATTGCGGTTCCACTCCTGCAGGTTGCGGCCTTCTTTGTTGCTGGCAATGGATGCGATGATTGATACACCAAATTTGTGCGCGTCTTCAATCATCCCGCCGGCAGCATTTTTGCCCTGCCGGTGGTAGTAGTGCCGGCCGGTTTGCTCTGCCATGCGTTGCCCGAAGGCTTGATGCTCCACCCACACAATCCCAGGGCTCTCGCTGGCCCACCGATCGGCAAGCTCAATCACTGAATCATCTAGCCACACCGGCACCGTGTTGGTTTTGAACGTGTCCCGGATCGCTTTCCATGTTTCATAGAAGCCTGCAGGGTCAGGGATGCGGCCGGCGGCAACACCCTGCGCAACCTGAAGCTCTGAATCTACAGGGCGATGTTTCAAGGTGGTGCGCACGAATTTGCACCACTGCTTGCGTGCCTCTAGCCACTCACGGGGCGGCCGGGGATCCCACTTGTAATAGAAGCCGCAGGCAAGCTCTCTAGCGTGCCGCCACATGGTGATGCCATCGGAGATCGGCCAACCATCCGGCGTTTCCCACAGCGTGCGCAGGGTGGTGAAGGCTTCATCAACAGCTTCATTCAACGGGGGCTCTATCGCTGTGATGTACAGGGAGCACCCTACGTACTTTTCATGCGTTGCGATCACACCGTAGCTCTCTGTCAGTCTGCGTCTGAAAGCCTTGCGCGTGGCGGATAGATCTGGTGTCTCTCCCGGCTCACACAGTTTGATCAGCGCGCCGGGTGCGAGCCGCTGCCCATCGGCTAACTTCTCATCTAGCGCGTCTGCCCACTCAGACAAGATCGTCCACTTCAAGGGCACCGGGGCAAACGAGCCTAGACACCATTCAACAATGTGCGCGTAGTCACGTAGGCTGCGCATGGTGATCGTGCCGCTCATCGCAGCGAAGCGCACCTTCGGATTTTTGCTCATGTACCGATTCACTCGGCGCGTGACTGCAGCCTCCATGTTTTTGAGCTTGTGGCACTCATCAGCGATGATCAGATCGGGCTGGTATGTCTCGAAGAATTCAGCCGCACCCACTCGGCCTAACCACTCATAGGTGATGATCTTGGGGGTGGGAAAGTTCCAGTGCTCCTGCAGGGCTGCCATTTCCCTGCGCGTCTTGTCTCGCAGTTTGGCAGGGATGAGCAAGATCGGCCGCTCTGCTTCCACCACTGCCGCTGCCAGGAAACTGATCAACGTCTTGCCACCACCCACACGGATGGGAGCAAAGAGCCCACCTAGATCATGAAGCTCCTGCAGGGCCGCTGCCTGAATCGGGCGTAACTCCATGGTGCCCCAGTGCGTGCGCAGCCATGTCTGCAGATCAGATGCAAGGGATGGGGCATCCTCCCACTTGCGCCGGGGCAGGCGCAGTATGCGATCAAGCTCGTTGCTATCCCGCACGCCGTTGCGACGCAGGATCTTACCCACACGGGAAATCGGGTTGAGATCTTCAACCGTCTTGCCCGCGCGGGCTAGCATTTTGTTCAGGATGCCTGCCATGATGCCCACAGGGTCAGAAGCACGAATGTGATCAGCCAGTCCATCACTTGATCGTTAGTTCAGTTTCTACCTGTACTACTTTCACTTCCTCCCTAAGCCTTGCAACGCTTCCATCATTCAAGCAAACCGCGTTGTAGCTATCCGGTGGCCCTTCTTGCGTTTTTATGTAGATATCAACACCATGGCGAAACGTACTACCGGCCTTGATGTTGTGAAACATAACGGTTTCTAATCTGTTTGGATCTTGGATCTTCACGATTCGTTTCCTTTCCGCTTGAACGTGTTGCACGGGCACATGATCCACCCGTACAGCTTCCCGTTGTCTTCTGTGGTGCGGTTGGCATCTTCCTTCTTGGGATCTTCATGACGGCAGATGGACAGATCTTCAGAGTGATCCGATCGTGGGTGCCCACACTTGCACAGTTGCTTGTTCATGATGTTGCCCCGGGCTGCTCCATGAAAATTTTCATCGCTGCCTGCAGGGCACCCTGTGTGACGGTGCCGGGCCCTTCCAGGTGCTCTGCCAGTTTCGCAAGTGCTATGGCTTGATCGACAACAGGATAACCACCATGCAACTCTTGATACACATCCAGCAACCCGGTGCGGATCAGAGCGCACGCGATTTTGCCAGCATCAGTTTTCTTGGCTTCTTCCCTCACGTAGTACGCAGCCTGGCAACACTGCTTCGTGGTGATCTTGGTGCGGTCACCTTCAATTGCAGCTTTCAACCGCTGCCTGTCTGTCAGCTTGGCTGTCTTCCCTTGCATCTGTGCTTTAGACATTCTCTTTGCTCTCTTTCTCTGCGCTGGATAGCGCAGGGTGAAGGTTGTGCAGGTGGTACAATCGCGTGATCAGTTTGTCGCGCTTGACGGTTAGCTGATCGATCTTGGGTTGGTCCTGCGTTGCTGCCCACGATATGTGATGCGCGTTTGTTGCGGTTTTCTCCTGGTAGATTTTCAGGGCATCTTTCATGTTCACTACGTAAGTTTGAGTATCAAGCACTTGGGCTTGTAGCGCAGTTACACGTAGTTGTGATTTTTTGATCTCCTCTTCAAGATCCTCTTGCTGCTTCTCTAAAATTTTCATGTCATTAAGTAGCTCTGCCAGTTCACCGTCAAGCTGATCTTTCTCCCCACGCAGGACTTTGATGATTTGATCCCGTTTGTTTTTGAAGGTGTCGATCTCAATCTGCATATCTGTGATCTTCACCTTCAGGTTGTCTGCCCTGTGTTTGGCATCGGCGTTGCGCTTTGCAATGACACCCTCTGTGATAGTTCCTACGCCCCCGGGGATCGTGCGTCGCACGCGCAAGCCCGGTGCTGATATCACTGCTGCGGCTGCGAGTGCGTGTGCGACTTTTTGCGCTTCTTCCGTGGGCATCACAGGATTTCTTCCCCCGGCTCTATGTCCGGTGTTTTGAGTTTGCTAGAATTTGCGAGACGCCATTTGTTGACACGTTCAAGCATCGCATCAACAGCCATGATCTGATGCTCTCCTGCGCCTAGCCGTATGCATTCAGTACGGTACGTTTCCAGCATGGCTGGCACCGCGTTGTCTTTCGCAAGAAAACACATCCACTGATCTTGAGGGACTACAGAGCCGTCTTTGTTTTTGACGATCACCCCATGAAATTTGCCGTCCAACTTCATGGCAGCCATTAGAAGGCTCGCACGATCAAGCCGGCGTGCTTGCTGAAGGTTTCAAGGGTGTCTTTGCCAAGATCTGTGCGCGTGTCCAGCACAATCCCAATGCCGGTGATGGGCTCCGCAGTAAGCCTGCGATCCAGGGCTGCACGCAGGTACGCACCAGCTTTACCGAAATCAATCAACCGGTAGTCACCTACGTTGTGTGTGGCTGCCACTTCAACCCTTGCTGGCTCACACACTTCTGAAGCTTGAATGAACAGACCACCCTTGACGGGTAGGCAGTCGATGAAGAGTGCAAAGCTCTTCAGGTCCACGATCTGCACGGGTGATTCTTCCCCGCCGGCTGGCGGGGTGGCGCCTTTCGTCCGGGTGCCATGCCCCACGATGGGTGCCACCGTGGCCGCTGCCGGCGTCGCATCTGCGTTGGCTGCCTTACTCTTGCCAGGGGGACGGCCACGCTTCTTGGTGGCTGCAGCGGCTGGCGGGGTGGTGGCAACCTCTGTGGCAGCGGCTTTGGCAGCCATTTTTTCTGCCAGGGTTTGGGGTTTGGTGGCCGCAACCAATTTCTCTGCTTCCGTTTCGGGTTTGGCTGTCTCTGGCCCTTCCGGTGCATTGATGCCCGCCCCGCCAACCGGCGGGGGTGCTGCGCTTCCACCGGGTTGCCCTGCTGCCAGTGCCGCTTTACGCGCTGCCATTTTCTCTGCCAGTGTTTGCTTTGCCATGATTGCCATTAGCCTTTCTGTGGGTGATAGATTACAAGTGTCTCGATGAAAACAGCCCCCATACGCTTCACATGCGTTGGCGTTAAAGTCGTGTTCTAGAGGGGGGAGCCCTGCGGCTTTCGCTGCCAAGATCTCTGCGGAGGTTTCGTCTAGCTCGTCAAAGTTGCGTTCCACTTCGGCACGATACAGACGCAGATGCACTACCTTTGTTACGGGCTTGCCAACGGTGCGGCCGTAGGTCCATTGCAGATCGACGGCATCGGCCCCCGTCTCTGCCATCGTTGCAGCCGCATAGATGTTGGCCTGTGGATCCTTCTTTAGATCTTCGGCCGTTTTCGCCCACTTGAAGTTTGACGTGGTTTTGTGATCACCAATCTTGGGGATCTCAAGCTTCAACACATCCCAGTCAATGTGCCCCTGGTAGTGCGCTACCGGCGTGCGCACGAAGATGTGTCTTTCAGTGCCGCAGGTGCCGGGGTGGGGCAGGTGCTTGATCATGGCCGCAGCGATGGGCCCCGGCTTGAATGGCTTGCCGTCAATCTCCACCGTGGCATCCAGATCGATCACCGTGCCGTAGGCCAACCATTGCTCAAGCACGGTGTGAACCGCAGTGCCCTTCTGCGCAGACGGATGCGAAGGTGCATCAATGCCAGCGATGTACCGGAAGGCCCACTTGCGCTGGCACAGTAGCCACACCTCGATCTGCGAGGGGGATACGAAATCACCTTCCGGTGTTTCAAAATCGTCTTTGCTTGCCATGGACGGGCCTACAGATGGGGAGCATAGTGCGCTAATTGTGCTTTTGTCAAGTTTTCTTGGCTTCAGGGCGCACCGGCAGTGGTTCCCACACAGTGTTGTCATTCAAATGGATGATCTTGTTTGTGTCTTTCGGAAACAGACGCCTCTTTCCGTTAGTGATCTTACCAACAACGAAGCGACCCCAACCCATGGGGGTCTGCACCCAGATCGTTTGACCTTCCTTCGGCTTGGGCTTGCTCATTTCTTCCCCTTCCGGTTTTTGCGCTTCACCTTCTTGCGCCTGACCAAAGCTGCAGCCTTGCGTTGATCTCTCCTGTTCCAGGCACGCTCTTGCGCATGCACCTTGCCTTCCATGATTGGGATGTTTGGCTTGGGTGAGTTATCCATCACCAATTCTTCTTTCTGCGATCTCTACGTACTGTGGATCTAACTCAAAGCCCACAAAATCAAAACCTTCTGCCACACAGGCAGCCCCGGTGGTGCCACTGCCGCAGAAGGGATCAAGCACAAGCCCCCCGGGTGGGGTGACAAGCCGGCAAAGATACTGCATCAACGCAAGCGGCTTCACGGTGGGGTGTGTGTTGCCTTCACCGCGATCTTTCTTGCTGGCTTTGGCACAGTAGAAAAACCGAGACGCACCACCCGCATCACCATGAAATACCCCCGGCACACGATCACGCTTGCCCTTAACATTGCCGGTGCTAGCTGCGCTTGGCTCTGTACCCTTGACGGGTGCAGCGGCTCCCACGTTGCCGCTCTGTGCGTCTAGCTGTTGCCCGGCTTCTTCATCAAGGATCACGTTAGCAGGCCACCGGCCTACGTCTATTGTTCCTGCTGCGCGGCTACCATTCAAGCCGTCGCCATAGGTATTCAGCGATTTATCTGCATGGGATATTATTAGTGGTCGTCCTTTGGCATCAACCCGACACCCGTCAACGTTGATCGCTCCGGTGCCGTACCGTTGCACATTCTTTGTAACCGTACCTTCAAGCGGTTTGCGTGCCAGAATCGCAGGCTCATAAGCAGGTTTCAAAACGCTTTTGCCTTTGGGAAATCCAGAGCCGTAAAGCCACAGGATGCAATCACGAAGCTCCCACCCGGCATCTTCAATTGCACAAGCGATCCGGTGGTAGGTGCGTGAGCCACCGAACGCCAACAGGTGTGCGCCGGGTTTGGAGACACGCAGAAACGCTGCCCACGTTGCAGGATCGTAGGCAACCCCACTGCGATCCCAATCCTTACCCATGAAGCCAAGCTCATAGGGTGGATCTGTCACAACAGAATCAAAGCTGTTGGGCTCTAGCTCTGCACATTCTTGCAGACAGTTGCCGTTGATGATCTCGATCAAGGGCTATACCTCCCCCGGTGGCAACGCCACCTTCATCACTTCTCTGATCTCTACAGATTCATAAGGTGCTATTTGTTTCTGTTCTGTGATGTGTTGCCACATCTTGATCGCTGCAGCTTCCAGGGCATCGGTGTAGTTGAGCAAGCGGGTTGCATCATGCACGCCGATATCTACATTCTGTTTCAGAATCTCCGCACAGTGTTCACGCTCTTCTTTTCTCATTTTGTTTTTTCCTTCTCTCTGTGTTTCATCATTTCCGTTGCCATGCGGGCTGCAAGCTCTGTGTAGCCCTGTGGATCGGGTGTCTCATCACCAAACATCGTACCCGTGAGCCCTATCAGGGCCGCAGCCGCGAAGCGATCCCACGCTAACTGATCGACTTGTTCTAAGTTTGCAAAATCAACAAGTGCGATTGTCTGGTGCCCGTCCATGGTCACACCGTTACGCCGCTGCCATTCAATGGCGTCTTTGATGGTGATCACCGCTTGACCCCCTTCGGTCTTGGTGTGTCCGTCTTCATCGCATCGATCAGCGTCTCTGCCATCGCAAAGCCGTTGCGCTCTGCCCATTCCGTGAGATTGCCGATATCGATCACGTGGTAGTTAGTCCTGATGCCGTCCAACGCACGCATTTGCTTCTTGCCTGAAGATAGCCCTGAGAGTGCCTGCGCTACGCGGCCTGCAGGTGGGGCCGCTTCATTGGTGGGGTACAGTTGCCAGAATCCGGCTAGACCCCGTGACGTCACAAGTAGCTGCCCCTCGTGCCGTCTGATCAACATCCCTGCGGCTGTGTCAGCCGTTCGTGGTAGCAGCAGGTATGAGACAAGCCAGTTGCAGATCGCGGATCTCAATCCGGTGGAGGTAGTGAGGGTTCTGTGCAAGGTAGGATCACTACCCTCAACAAGAAAGCGTCTGCCTCGTTTAATGGATCGGGCACCAGCCAACCACAGTGCGAAACGAGCGATCCGATCCTCGCGTACCATGCTACGTGTGTCCACTGCTCGCAAATAGCGCGCGGCGCTAGCAGGGCAATAGATGTAGATGATTCGATCAATAATGGCTTGTATGTCATTGGTGTTCAGTGCCTCATTCGAGATCAGAAGCTCTTTGTTGTTCGCAGTGATGATGAGACGCACGGCCCCGCGCAGGGATGCGTCTGGTTGAAATTTTCGTGACAGCGGCCGGTTGCGGGCCTGGATGAATTGCCGAAGCTCTGCGGTGCGCACGTTGCCTCTGTGGTCACGCGGAATCGTTTCATCTGCCAGCACAAGCGGGCACGCTGTGAGCCCATCGTTGAATCCGCTCATCGCTTGATCGAGCGCCGTGGGCCTCTCCACCGTCCACAGGCGCGCGAGCCCATCGGCTAGCAGTGTCTTGCCGGCCCCGGGCACACCGTCAAGGTATAAGGCCGCACAGGGCTCCTGCAGGTGGGTAACGACTGCCATCCAATCACACAGAGTTTCGTAGTGTGGGCCTGCGAAGTAGGTCAGCCATTCGTCTACCTGTAGATCGTAGGCGGGTTGCAGATCACGCAGGGGGCAAGGCGCTTCAATCAGTGTGCGTGTTGTATCCTCGAAGGTGGCGTAAGTCGCGGAGAGATCCACAACGATGTTGCTTGCCACGGTGCCGAAATCGCGGGTTAGCTCGTTGGGTGTTTTCGGCGTCAGATCCCCCCGCAGTGAAACCTTCCACAGATCCAGTCCCGCAGATATGGCGGGGGACAGATCGCGCAGGGCTGCGTTGCTTGCTGCTTTTTCTGGCACTGAGGGAAGGTAGCTACCATTGAAAAAGAGGTAGTAATTAGAACCACTCTGAATCACCCAGCGTTTAGTGAAGGCTTCGGGGGTGGTGCGAGCATCGTTGCAAAATTTCGTTAGCTCATCTGTTGTGTACGGCTCGCTGCGGCCGTTTGCGAAAGCCTGCCGGATGTACAGGCCCCGCTGTACGAGGTTGGCTTGCTCTTGCTCTGCGCGATCGGCGGCAAGCTGTTCTTGGTGCCGCTCGATCTTCTTTTGCACGTCTTGCAGCGTGTGACAGTCGGGGTGTAGCGCTGTCATTGTCTCGATAGATGCCTGAAAAAATCTTGCTAGGGTACTAGGTGAGACCCCGGGCCATTGCTCGACGATAACGCCGGTAAGCTGAAAGATCGTGTTGTCTACCTCTCCCAATTCAGCGAAGGGCTCACCGGCTAGCAGGGAGAGCAACCGCCCGCCGATCTTTTTGTGGTGGGTGGTGTGCTTGCGCCGCATGGTCTGCGCGAAGGTTTCAAACTCTTCACGAGAGATCACTTCTGTGGGAACGATCGCGTTTTCGGGGATCGGCGTTGTCAAGATCTCTTCAACGTCCAGGGCCGGCCCGGGCTGAATGTGAAAAACCGCATCGCTCTCAGTGCCAGCCGGCGCGGCGGGGATGAAGTAAATGCGGGATGGGTCTTTGCACGCTGGATCAGCGATGTTGCCAAATTTGTGGTTGAGCCGTTTCCAAAAGGTAGGCCATTCGGACGGCAACACTGGCCTGGAGAAAGGGACGATCAGGCGTGCTGCCCACAGCGGCGCGTACTTGTGATGGCTCCAGGTGGTGTAGAAAATGTGGGCTGTGTTGGCTATGGCTTCGAGCAAGGTGGTTAGGTTGTCATCAGTGATCTTGTCGAGATCCAGCACGCCGAAATGCACGCGCTGCACTCTAGATGCGGCTCGATTGGTGTCGGGTGGGTACTCGGCCGGAGAGAAACACGGCACGTCAGTTTTGCGCGTGTACGTGAAGACGTGCGGATCGAAATGCTCGCTGAATTCATCCCACGACAGGATGCGGGCATAGGGTGCAGACTGGTGCATCGACTCGAAGAGCGAGACGATCACGGTTGTGGGCTTTGGCTAATCACGGTTTCAACAGTTGGACGGGGGAGCCACTTTAGGATCGGGTCCGGAGCGGGCGCAAGTTCTGAGCTAAGAAAGTTTTGTCAAGCCCTTTTAACACTGCTTGAGCATTTTGGTAAAGGCTTGAAATCATTAGAGGTGAAAAGTGTGCTTTCAGCTAGAAATCTGAAATCATTGAAGATAAAGCATATTGAAGGGCTTAGATGTAGGTATTATGGCTAGGTGAGTTAATTAGGTGCGTTAAATCATTGTTACATCTTGTTAATAACATTTTAATTCAGTGTGTTAATGAAAAAACTCTAGAAACCTGTAATCATTGAAAAAGGCTTAGCAGTGCGTTAAGAAAATGTCAACAGTGTTGACGTACTGTTGACACACAAATGTTGCGGTATTCCTTAAGGATATCGTAAAGATAAGGTGACTGCAACAGTGCAACACCCCTATGAAACCGCTATATCAATTTGAAGATCTATGACACAATGCAACTTTGATTTGGTGAGGTAAGGGTAGAAGAAGGGGATTGCTGTTGCGCTGTTGACGTTGCTGAAAAAGCATAATGATTCAACGTTTTTAGGTGTTTTTTAGTGTCAACAGTAGGTGTCAACAGCACGTCAACACCAAAAAGAAGTGTTGCGGGGCTGTTTGGTGTTGACAGGAGACTTTTGGTGTGGTGTGGGCACCGGGTGTGTTAGCCTGCCTAGCAGGACCCCAGCGAGACAGGAACGATGAGCACCGCAGCCGAAGCAGAGCACGCCCCACGCCCGTGGGAACGCAGACCAACTGACACAGATCAGATGTGGGACGGCTTCGTGCGCTATCGGGACATGGGCTCAATGTTCGGTGAGCGGCCCGGCCGGCGCAGTCTGCGGCTTGTGGCTGAAGCGGCTGGAATTCAGCTATCACAAGCGGCTGTATGGTCTACAGAGCACGGATGGAAAGAGCGCTGCACGCTGTATGACATGCACCTGGACAGCCTTGCGCTTGAGACAACAGAGAAGACCATTAGGGAAATGAACAAGCGGCACGCACGCAGTGCGATGATGCTGCAGCGGTTTGCAGGCACTGAGATCGGCAAGCTTGCAGCGAAGGCCGAAGAGCGCACGCACGATCCTGTGGATGATGCCAAGCCTGCAGACGTGTCGCGCATCATGGAAACGGGCATCAAGCTTGAGCGGCTATCGCGTGGTGAGGCAACAGAGCGCACCGAAAACAGCGATGGGTTGGATCTCTCCAAACTGGATGTTGAAGAGTTGAAAGAGTTGAAGCGATTGAAGGAAAAAGCGAGCGCATAACGGCCACCTTTGGACGGGGTTGCCAGAAGTCCCCCAGGGGTGGGTGTCGCTCCCTACCCCTGGGGTCTTCACTTTTTGGGGATGGTGGTGTAGGGTGATCCTGTTCAGCAGGAAATTAGGTTTGCTTCCGAAGTTTCTAACATTGGCCTTTGTGCAACCCTAGGCTATGAGTTGAGCCGTCCCACCTGGTACCGGAAGTCATGACTCTAGGGCCAGGAGGGGACGTAAAGCCGGGGTTTTTTCTTTTTGTGGTAGGTTGTAGGCGATGTGCCGGCTGCTTTGGTTCGCAACCAGGGCGATGGCCTGGGGATAGGAGACGCAAGCGCTGCGCAAACCCTCATCGGTGTCCAAGTAGCGACTGGGCACTGGTGGGGTCCCCGTTGATTTTGTGCTAGGGTGGGATCGTTCAACGTTGAAACGGTACCTCTAGGAGGTAGAGAGCCCCAACCGCCGGAATTGCTAACCGGATGGCATGGGGCTTTCGTTTTTGTGCTAGGGTGCCCCCCTGCCGTGTTGAGCGGTTGAAAACAAAGCAAAGCAAAACCTTGAAGCCCCTCACCTGGAAGCGACGCCGGGTGGGGGTTTTCTTTATGTTGCGCACCTAAAACAATCGGTGTAGGGTTGGGGAATGAGAGATATTGAGGATATTGAAGCCGAAGAAGAGCGAACTGAAAAGATGTTACGCGAAGAAGCAGAGCGCATGAGAGAGCTGTGCGCGCTGGAAGCCGATGCGACTGGTAGTGGGCCGGGGAGTCTGATAGCGGAAAGTATCCGCGCTTTGCCTGTGGATCGGCTGCCATGACCAAACCAACAGAGCCCATCCAGGGCCGGCCCGAAGGAAGCACCACCACGAAGCGAGGCAGAGCCGCAGGCGGGGTGCGCGTGAACGTGCTGCTATCTGCCCGGGAAGCAGGACAACTCAACGCAGACGCGCGCAGGGCAGGCAGTAGCAGCAAAGGGACGTACCTGCGGGATCTGTGGCTCGCAACCAGAGGGGACCACCACCACCAAGCGTGGCAAGGTCGCAGGCGTGGTTTTCTTCGCTGAAGCTGTCGATTTAAGTTGCGCACCTTAAAGAAAGGGTGCATATTAGATGAATGGAAATCAAGACACAGAAGGAATTGTTTGCACTGGCGCAGCGCATCGCTAACCACTATTCAGCCAAGGGCCAGAGCGTGCTCTCTGAACCACTACAGGGCGAAGTGCTAGCGCTCGACATGGACGAGCTGGATCTCGTCGACGAGATGCTTGAGGGGCGCTCTGTCACGCTTTTCTTGGGGTCGGGGAAGGCATGGGTAACCGCACCGGAGGCGAGCCAATGACCACCAAAAACACAAACAATACACACATCATGTACACACCGCTTTGGGATCTGCACACTCATGACCCGCAGGCCGCGAAATTCGCGGAGGCGTGCTGCAATGACAACACACTGGTTGAGCTACGAGCGGCATCTGTAGTAGCTGACGAAACCGACTGCCACAACTGGGACATCACACCGAGACAATGGCGCAATGCAGTTGACACTGCTATCGCGCATCTGGAGACGGTTGAGCGATGAAAAACACAAACGCAACAGGTTGGAACCCACGTTATCTTGAGTATGCAGCCGCGCACCAAGGGACACCGGAAGCCCAACTAGCCTACGATCGCAAGATGTATCCTGGGGCTTGCATGTGCGGTTTCATTTTGTGGGTAAACAAGAACGCGCGCAGGGGGAAGTGAGCTATGGCAAAACCTCAAGTAATCATCCGGCGTGAAAAGCAGTACAAGTCACCCTTGCGCAACAGCCGGTTTCAGTGGAAGTGGTTGTACTATGCCGATCTGCCCGTGGCACCTGACTGCTCTTGTGGGTGGTGTGCGAAAGGCAGAGAGCGTGGGTTAGTTGAATCAATCAACTGCGGAACGATTCGCGGTGTTGATAGTATTGTGACCATGCGCCAAATGATCCGGCAGGCAAATTGTGTGCCGATCGAGTTGTGGATATAGAAACCCGTCCAAGAAAGGCATGTCATGACAACAAAGCAGATCACCCCTTGCTGCCGATGGTGTGCCTGATGGATTGGATCGCAGGGTTTATAATGGGAGGCTGTCTTGGTGCTGCAGTGGTTTTGTTTGTGTGTAACCTCAGAGAGAAGGATTGAAAGATGAAAACGCCTGCGTTGTGTCCTGAAAGCAAAGAAGGAAAACCTCACAGCTACAGCCGAAAGAAAGGATTCGGGGATTTGATGACCTGTGATGAATGTGGAAACGTGGACTTGGAAGTCACGATGATTGAAGACAAGAAAGCGTTGACGTGTGACGAGTGCAAAAGGATCCGGGGGTTTTGTTCAAAGCACAGCCCACAAATGGTGGTGGATGAGGGTGTGCTAGTACCACGCAAGCTTCTTGAAAAAGTGTTGCAGGATTACCAGCAAGCGTTGTACGCAGCGCATGAAAGGTGGGGTGCCACCTTCTATGCACAACAAGCGCGGCTAGATGAGTTGTCCACGATCGTTGAAAGCGACCCATCATGACCGGCCCCCGACTCACAAGCGGATCGAATAGCAAGCAGAATTACGAAACGCCGATCGAATTGATCCGCGTGATCGAAGAGTTGCAGGGCCGGCCTTTCATCGTGGACCTTGCAGCTACATCAGAAAACAGCAAAGCCTCACATTACATAACCCCTGAAATGGATTCGCTAGAGGTTGAATGGGCCGGCAGTTTTCCAGGTGGCATGGGTTGGCTAAATCCTGAGTTTGGAATGATCCGTGCGTTCATGGAAAAGTGCGCCAAGGAAGGGGGATCGGATTTCACGATCTACGGATTGGTGCCAGCGTCCATCGGTGCGGCGTGGTACCGGGAGCACGTCTACCCCTACGCAACCACCTATGCCCTGCACCCGCGTCTGCCGTTTGAAGGTTGGCATGAGACAGCGTTTCCAAAGGATTGCATCCTGTGCGAGTACGGGCCCGATGCGCGGCCCACCATCGTTGAGCCCCTGGAGTGGATCACCAACACAGAAGCATTGGCCCTGCGCACGGCTGCGGGGTATGGTGACTGGCAGGCGTACAAGAAGGAAGAGAAGAAAGCAAAGCGGCCCGTACCGGACTACGAAGAATGGAACCGGCTGTGATGGAATGTCACTAGCAGGATTGGAGCGCATTTTGCCGGGCTATCAGCCGCGTGATCGGTATCAAGCAGATGTGCAGCGATGGATTTTGCGCACATCGGTTGAAGAGCTAGCAGAGCATGTATTTGCAGGGATCGATCTGGATGCTCCCCCGGTGGAGTTGATTTTGATTCCGCCGCAGGGTGGCTCTGCAGTAGTTCAGTTCAGAGGCCCGCCGAGACCAGTCGAGACAAAGACACCGAGTGCAGGCCAACCCTTCAAGATGTGATATTCTGCTTTTGAATCTGGTGAGGAGAGCCGCGCCGCAAGCCCCAAGCTGCTTAAATAAAATGGGTGTTTCCACGGTGTGGCCCGGAATCGTCAGTAGCCATCCCCGGTAAGGCTGGAATCCGGGGAGCTTTCTGCGAGGGATTGACACCCGGGGCGTGGCGGGTTTAGTCTGCAGAGCGGCATGACCATAGCTCAATATGACGCAAGCAAGTACCCGCAGTACATCGCCGCAGACGTCATGTCTGCCGATGTGGTGGGCGATTGGATTCGCCTGCCGGTGAATGCGGTTTCCATCACGTTCGATTACGACGCTACGGATGTGGACAGTCCGATCGGTGTGGTGGGTGTTGACGTGTCCAATCTGGAAGACCCGGATGTAGACGCCGGGCACCCGCTGACATTGGAAGGGGACGTTGACCTGGATGGTGTGGGGGCGAAAAAGGATTACATCGAGGTAGGGCTTGAGGGTGGGCGATTCAGGTTCATTCGTTTCAAGTACGTGCGCACGAGCGATGGCACGGGTGACACGATGAATGTGGCCGTCGCGATTGGCAGCAGCTAATGCCAGCTTGGTTTCCGGCCGGCGACGATAGCGCGGCTGAAGAATACTACTTGAAGAGAGCGCGGAAGTTTCTTGGCATCACAGACAAAAAAGATGTGATGTGGAAGTGGGATGATGGTGCTACGCCGGGGAACAAGTGGGAGCGTGTTGTTGGATCAGGTGGTGTAGTACAGGTGATCGGAAACCGCGCTGGCGGTGTGTATAATGTCGTCACCGGATCGAATGCGCTCTCTTTTTTTCTGGCCGCACGCGCAGCCGGCGCTGGTAATTATCCTGCATTTCTGCCGACAGGTGCTAACGCCAAATGGTACGTTGCTACACGGATACGAATGGTGACATCGCCTGCTGCTGATGGCGCTATGGGGCTATTTTTTCGCTCACCTACTGGCGGAGTATTTCGCATGAATTTAGGTGTTGAGGGGGCAGAGTCGGTTACCAAGTGGGCGATCAAAAGTATTGGTGGTGCCAGTGTCATATCGGACACCAACGTTGACAACGGAAACTTTGTGGTGTTGGAAGCGTACCGTAAAAACAACCTGACTCACCTTCTGATCAATGAGGTAGAGGAAGGGACGCCTGCCGACGTGTTTCCTGCTGGTATCGGAGGGATCTGCATGGGTGGGGACGGCGGCACAGCAGTAAGCGCTGAAGGGCTTTTTGACTGGGTTGCAGTTATGGCCGACAGCAGAGAGGCTGTATAAATGGATCAACGGCTATTGATGACTGTCTGCAACTATTTGCAGAACAAGGGAATCGTAAAAGGGGATGAAGGTCAGGAGTACGATGCATTGGTCACGCACTTCGATGGCTTGACCAGTACCCAGTTAACGGCCCTGCTGAAAAAGTTCTTCATCACCTTGGGCAAGGGTGCTCTTGATAGCGCACAGTTTACTGTCCCTACCGACGACGAATCGTTGTGAACCAAGGGGCTTGACACCCCTGCTGAAGCGGGCTAGCTTCTCAGGTGGCCGGTCATACCGGAATGAAAGTGAAAGAGAAAAGAAGCCCTGCCCCTTCACGGGGGTTTGTGAGCCCTAGCATTTCGGTGCTGGGGCTTTTTGCTATAGTGCCTCCGTGAACCTTGCGGCCATCGAAGCATTCCCTGAAGATGGGGAGATAGATCGCGAGCTTGTCAAGAAGCAGGGTCTCAAGGGCATGGTTGAATGCTCATGGGGGCAGTTGGAGCCCGGCCCCTTCATCGACAACTGGCACATTCAGGAGATCTGTGATCACCTGGAAGCCGTCACAGCCGGTGAGATCAAGCGGCTGATCATCAACATACCCCCGGGCTTCATGAAGTCCTTGCTGGTGTCCGTGATGTGGCCCTTGTGGGTGTGGACGGTAGACCCGGGGCACAAGTGGATCTATGCATCCTATGATGCCGGGTTGTCTCTGCGCGACGCTCGCAAGATGCGCAACATAATTGAGTCAACATGGTGGCGCGCACGATGGCCCGAAGTGCGGCTGCCGATTCAATCATCGCGGTCTGCAAAAGAGTTTGATAACAACCACGGTGGGTTTCGTTTCTCCACATCCGTTGCAGGCGGGGCCACGGGTCGGCACTCGCACACGCAGGTGGTTGACGATCCACACAAGCCGCTAGATCTCGAAGATTCGATCGGTGAGTCACGCAAGGCAATTGAATCGGCTGTTGCGTGGTGGACAGGCACCATGTCAAACCGCATTGCGGATCCGAATCGTTTCGCGCGGGTGATCGTTATGCAGCGGCTCCATGAAAACGATCTGACTGGGGCCATGCTTGAGAAGATGCAAGAAGACGGTGAGCAGTACGAACAGCTACGGCTGCCCATGCGCTTTGAGCCGAAAACACATTGTGTGACTTCGGTGGGTTTAGATCATCGCACGCAAGACGGGGAGCTTCTGTGGAAAAATCGGTTTGACGAGCCTGCGGTTATCTCTTTGGAAAAGGGTTTGCAGAGTACACGCAACATTTCATCACAGTTGCAGCAACGTCCTAGCCCGGCCGGCGGCAACATCATCAAGACGGAATGGATTAAGGAATACGGTGTACCTGGATCACGTTTTGAGAAGTTGCCTCACCTGTCATCCATGCGGCTTGAGCAATCGTGGGACTGTACTTTCAAGGGCAAAGATACATCAGACTATGTGGTGGGGCAGGTGTGGGGCTTCATCGATCAGTATGCGTTTCTTCTTGATCAGGTGCGCGGGCAGTGGAGCTTCTTGAAAACGATCCGAGAGTTTGAAGTCTTGTGCAGCAAGTGGCCCACGGCATGGGTCAAGCGGGTTGAAGACAAAGCCAACGGCCCGGCTGTGCAGAGCGCGCTAGAGCAGAAGATCCCCGGGATCGAAATGGTCAACCCTGAAGGGGGTAAAGGGGTGAGGCTCGAAGCGTGCGAAGGATTATTTGAAGGGGGTTGCGTCTATTTTCCCCCGGAAAACCTGCATCCATGGGTCAAGATCACAAAACATGAATTGACGAATTTTCCCACGGCTGCGCATGATGACTGCGTGGACACCACATCCCAGGCGCTGCTACCCCTTGCTAAAGGGGACAGGCTTCAAGAATTGCGCGCGGCAATGGCAAACATGTAAGGGAACAACATGGGTAAAATTTCAGACATGATCAGTAAAGGTATGTCCCCTTTATCAGACAGTATGGGCCGCATGGATGGATGGCTTAATCTGGTGACGGGTTTGGGCACGCTGGCCCGGGACAAACTGCAGAGCACTTTTTTCCAGCGTAATCAGCGCTTGACGGATGATCAGCTTGAATCTCTTTTTGAGGATGACATTGCCGCCAAGATTGTTGAGAAGATGCCAGAGGATGCCTTGCGGCAAGGCTTCGAGTTGTCGATCAAACCGGATGAAGAAGAGCCGGATGCAGAAGCGATAGATCAAACGCAGCAGATGGCTGCCGATGTTATGGCCGCGTATGATGATCTTGAAGGTACCCCGCGCATAGTGGACGCCTGGATATGGGGCAGACTCTTTGGTGGTGGTGCGCTGTATCTCATCACGGATGATCCAGCACCTGCAGAAGAAGAATTAGAGCCCGACAAGCTGATGAAGATTCGATCGCTGCTGGTTATAGACAAGCGTGATCTGCATCCCATCGAGTTTGACAATGATCCAGAATCAGAGCGATTCGGTGAAGCTACCCTGTATCAAGTCACACGCACCGGCACCGCTGCGACGCAGGCTAACGTATCAATACCCCTGCGCGTTCACTGGAGCCGCTTGATCATCTTTGAGGGCAACCGCACCACCTTGCGGCGCAAGGCAGAGAATGATGGTTGGAGCCGATCAGTGCTGCAGCGGGTTCACACTGTTTTGGTGCAATTCAATGTGTCTTGGCAGAGCACAGCGCATCTGATTACCGATTCGGCGCAGGGTGTTTTCAAGATGGAAGGGCTCATCAAGATGATCGCTTCCGGTGGTACAGATGCCATCAATAAAAGGATGTTGGTTGTGGACATGGGCCGCAGCGTTGCGCGTTCGCTTGTCATTGATGCAGACAAAGAAGAATTTGAACGGCAAGAAACCACCTTCACAGGGCACGCAGAGATCTTGAAACAATTCATGATCAGGTTATCTGCCGCTGCGGGTATGCCGGTAACGATCTTGATGGGACAGAGCCCGGCCGGCATGGATGCCACGGGAAAGGGTGATCAGGATGTTTGGGACGATACTGTACAGAGCGGTCAAACCCACATTTTAGATCCCCGGTTGGCCCGGCTTCTCTTCTTGTTGATGAGCAGCAAGCAAGGTCCGACCAATGGCGTGGTACCTGAAAACTGGGACATCATCTACAACCCGCTTCGACAGATGACGGAGAAAGATAAGGCAGAGCTTCGCAAGAAGGTTGCAGAGAAAGACAAGATCGAGATCGATTCAGGAGTGGTAACACCTGAAGAAGTTACGATCAGTCGGTACGGCCCGGGTGGGTACTCCAGTGAGACCATGGTTGATCTGGAATTGCGCAAAAAAGTGCTTGAAGCAGATGCCAAAAAGGCCCTTGAAAAACTGGATGAGCCCGATCCCGTGCCACCCACGCCACCTGATCCCAACGCGGTACCGGTGCCGGCACCACCACCGGATCCCAACGCAGTACCGCCGGTACCAGAGCCACCACCGGAGCCAGAGCCCCGGGTAGATGCAGCACACCATGATCACAGCATCCCCGGTGAGGGCCGCACAGGGTCAACGTTGTCACCCCCGGGCGTAGCACACACGCACAGCCTGCCTGGGGGCGGTCGCACGGGCTCTGCACCAGGTGGGGCCGGGCATACACACAGCACGCCGAAGGGCACCACAGGGCCGGCACGGGCTTTGTAGTGGCGCTGGTTCTTTCATCGTCTGAACTGAGATTCAGACGGCAGATCCGCGAAGCCAACGAAGGCCGCAGACGCAGGCGCGCACGCAGGGTGCCCCGGGCAACGCTGCCCACAGGGGCGGAGATCCGCTACCGCGCGCAGCTTGTAGAGATTGCGCGGGAAGCCGCAACACTGATTCGTGAGACGTTGCTGGTTGAGCTTGAGCGGATCGAAACCGAAGCCAAGATCAACCGCCCTGATGCTGCCAACATCAGGATCGATCAAGTGGATGAAGAGATCGAGCGGGTGATCGGCAACGTGCGCATTCAGTTTGCACGCCGCTTCACACCAGAGCGAGCACAGGATAGTGCACGCACGTTGGGTGACACCGTAAACCAGCACAACCTGGGACAGAACAACCGGCAGCTACTTGCCACGGTGGGGATTGATCTGGGCGCAGAGCCTGCCATCGCGCCACACCTTGCAGAGTTTGCGCGAGAGAATGTGCGGCTGATAACCACCATCCCTGAAAAACTTCTAGAAGATGTAGAGGGGATCATTTCAAGGGGTGCCAGGCGTGGCCGGCGCGCATCAGAAATGGCAACTGAGATCCGCGACAGATTCAGGATCACAGAGAATCGAGCCAAGCTGATCGCGCGGGATCAGACCAGCAAACTCAACGGAGAGTTGACGCAATTGCGGCAAACTTCCCTGGGGATCAAAAAGTACATCTGGCGCACGGCACAGGATGAGCGGGTGCGGGATGAGCACGCAGAACGGGAAGGCAGAGAGTTTCTGTGGAGTCAACCCCCATCAGACGGACACCCCGGAGAGCCTATAAATTGCAGGTGTACAGCAGAGCCAGTGATTGCTGAATTACAGCAAACCGTGGGATAGGTTGACGCACCTGTTAGAATCGGGCTAAATCTCCACAATGGACAAATGGGTTCAACGGTTTGACTTCGGCGGTTTTCGCGCTGCACCCATTCGCACGCCGCAAGGTTTTCTGCAGATTGCAGGCAACCTGACCCGCACCGGAGTGCTTCAGTACGGTCGCAAAGACGGATCGATTCAGCGAGAGTACAGGCCACCTGAAGAGGTGTTCAAAGCAGACAGCATGGGCACGCTTGCAGGCGTACCTGTTACTGATCTGCACCCATCAGAAATGGTGAGCCCGGGCAACGTGCGCAGCCTGCAACGCGGCCGGGTAGCAGGCCCACGTCAAGATGGAAATTTTGTAACGGGCATTGTTGAAGTGCAGGATCAGCAATTGATCGAGTCAGTGCAGAGTGGAGAGCGACGGGAGATCTCACCCGGTTACAACTGCCGGATGGACATGACATCAGGCACATCACCACAGGGTGAGCGGTACGATGGCGTGCAGCGAAAGATTACCTACAACCATCTTGCACTGGGGCCCCGGGGATGGGCTCGCAGTGGCTCGCAGGTTGCGCTGCACATGGACGGTGCAGAAGATGAATCGCTAGTCTTGCGGATTGACAGCACTGCGTTGCACAGCTTCGTGCTGGATCGGTTGAGCTTGCTCAACAAAACAGAGCGGGATCTAGCGCAGGCGGTAGGGGTGGAATTTGAATTTGAACTTGAATCCATCATGCGTGGATCTTTCGGTGGGCCAGTCAAGAAATCTGATCTGGCACCCATTGCGAAATTCATTCAGCAGGATGTAGATGTACTTTTTTCGCTAGTGCCTGTAGCTGATCGTGGCGATGGCAACACACCCAAACGGAGAAAAAGAACCATGGAACCCATAGAGATCAGAATTGATGGTATCAGCTACAAGGTTGATCAAACCGCCGGCCCGCACATTGACAAAGCGATTGCGGATCGTGATGCCAAAATCACAGTGGAATCGGCCCGCGCAGATGCAGCCGAAGCCAAGATCGCGGATCTCACCAAAGAGCGGGACACCGAAAAGGCTCGCGCCGATGCGGCGTCAAACCCTGAAGCCATTTCAAAGATGGTGCAGGACCGCAGCGCACTTCTTGACAAGGCACGTACTGTGCTGGGCAAGGATGCCAAGTTGGACGGGGACGATCAGACGATCAAGATCGCCGCGATCAAACACACTGATTCCAAGTTTGAATCAGAAGGCAAAACCGTTGACTACATTAATGCCCGCTTCGACATGATCGATGCAAAGGCCGCTACCACAGCCGGCAAGGGTGCAGCGGCACAGGCCCTTGCAGCCGCTCGCGCAGATGGCGGTACCGGTGGTGCCACCGAAGAGAAGACGGACGCTGCATCAGCGCAGCGCAAGGATTCGGAGCGCAGCGCGAATGCTTGGCAGCAGCCTCTGGCAGCTTCCAAAGACGCACCCGTTGCGAAAGCGTAACGGATTGGGTGATCCGTTATGTCAAAAACCAACGAACATGAAAACGAGTACCTAGCCCACATTCTGCAGAATGCGGCTATTGCCAACATTGGCGATGCACCAGGATTGCCGGCGGCAGCAACCGCCGGCAGTCTGGAGATCTCACTGCATACTGCAGATCCAGGTGAGGCAGGTGATCAGAGTACCAGCGAAGCTGCATACACTTCGTATGCGCGGCAGACGATTGTCAGGGCAGGTGGTGCGAATGACTGGGATGTGGCGTTAGGTGTTGGCAGCAACAAAGCTGCGATCACTTTTCCCGTGGCAACCGCCGGATCAGAAACTGAGACCCACTTCGGTGTGGGGACCGGTTTTTCAGACAAGCTGCTTTACAGCGGTTTGCTCACATCACCCCCGGGTGGGTTACCCGTGAGCGTAGGCATTCAGCCCGAATTCGTGATCGGCGCGTTGACGCTGACAGAGGATTAAACCAAAGAGGATGCTTTGTGGCCGGGAGGGGGTTCATTCTCTTTCCCGGTCACAGCACCCCACACCATTTGGGAAAAAGTGTCCATCCCAAGAGCCGCAAAAGACCTTTTGAACACGCGCCTACACGGCGAAGTGTTAGGGCTCGTTACTAGCCCCCCGGATTACACAGCATCCAAAGCAGCCATGCAGCCGGTGCTGGACAGGCTCGCAGTGGATGGCTGGGTCATCACTCCTGCCTGGGACGGTGCCGCCAAGGTCTGGCTACGGAGATCTGTCGTAATCAGCGTGAGCCGGACTCCGAAACATCAAGCCTTTGTGAAGTCCTTGCCGATCGAACATGGCGGCGTGCCTGCCGATGATCCAGGGACATACGAACGGGTATATACAACCCAAATAATCCATGAACTAAACGGCCCGATGATCTTGGCCGATGGGACAAAGATCCCTCTGGATGAACAGCCCGCGATTGTGGCAGTGATCGCATTGAATGCCAAAGCGAGAGGCCCAAGGCCTTCCAACTGGTTGCGGGATCTATAATGGCTTTCGGAGACATTGCCGAGGTTGTAGAGGCCGCTGTAACCAGCGGGCTGATCGTCACTGCAACCTACGCTTCGGCTACTCCAGCAGCCGACGATCTGAATATCGCGTTGCACTTCACAGGCGCCCCGACTTCCAACGTTGATACCGCTGGCTTCACCGAGGACCAACTATTAACGAATGCAACTGAGGACGACGAAGGGGCGATTTACTCCCAACTTGTCACGGGCGCTGGCGACGATACAGTCACTTGTAGCGGCAATGGCGTTGACAACGAGCACATGCTCTTATTCATTCTGGTCAGAGGGGCTTTTGCAGCTACGCCCAAAGATCTTTCAGACAGCAGTGGCAGAGTCACAACCAGTCCGGCAGCTACCGGCGCATCAGGTGGAAGCATTGCCCAGGCGGACGAATTCAAGATCGCCATAGAGTGTCTGCGGACACCGACGGATCAAACCTCTGCGTGGGTCCGACAGGGGACGGCAACGCCCACGTCGGATATGACCGAGTTGACAGGTGGAGGCATCGCAACGACGTTCAAACGAATCGAGGGCGCGAGCCAGTTACTCACGGCGATTGGTACAGTAGGAGTAAGCCGGACCTTTACGTCGAATCCAACAATGATTGGATACGCAACGTATAAAAAAGCAGTGGATCCAGCAATCGTTGGTGATGCTGCAGGCAGTACCGTTGCAGCCGGTGTGTTGATCGGCCGTGGTTTCATGGTGGCAGATGCAGCCGGCAACACGGTTGCAGCCGGTGCTTTGATCGGTCGTGTTCAGCTTGTTGGCTCTGCTGTCGGCAGTACGGTAGCGGCCGGTGTACTTGTAGGTGTAGGGCAGTCAGTGGGGGATGCTGCCGGTAGCACTCTTGCAGCCGGTATCATAATTGGCCGGGGGCAAATGGTGGCATCTGTCGAAGGGACTTCGGGTGGAACCACTACACTTGCAGGGGTTTTGACCCGGGTTGCTGTAGAGTTTGGGCAGGCAGTCGTGTTTGATGTAGGATTACAAAAAGTTTTCGTGCAGGATGTAGGCAAGCTGTGACAACTGTTTTTCAGAAAGCGCTTGATCAGGGTAAGCCTTTGGTGGTAACCCGTCGTATTCATGAGGGGGATATTGATCTAGCCATTCTGTTACGCGTGCATGATGTGTCAGAAAATTTCTTTGATCCTCTGGTGCGGAAGACACCCCCAGTTTCAGATCTCAGTGCGGCTGTGGTTGATGATCTCAAGATGCGTTTCACCAAACCAGACAACGTAGACGGCACACCAAATGCACCCGTTGAAGTTGATGCAACCTTCGCAACTGTTGCGCCTCCGCTGCCAGGTCAGACCGGTGATGGGTTAGATGGCCTGATGGAATTTCGTACCCCTGATGCAACCTTCTTGGATGTACCAGGGTTCTGGAAAGTTCAGGGGATTGTGAACCTACCCCCCGGAAATATTGCAACTCAGGAAGTAACGTTTCGGGTACATCCCCGATTGTCAACACCATAGACGGAGAAAAGAAAGATGAGCCAACTCACACACACACAAGATCCGGCTGAAGCCATTGAGGGGATGGAGGCTGACAACAGCGCAGTGAAGGAAAGGATCAGCGGCCTTGCCATAGAGGTGATTCCGTTTGGTCGTTTTGTTACTGCAGACGACGGACAAGATAGCCCGGTCTCGGTGGTACTACCATCCACCACCGGAGAGATCACAGACGGTCACGGTATGGGCATTGCTGTTGCGGATGTTTCGCATCAGGAAGGGCCAACCCTGGGTGTGAATCAGTACGCGATCAATGATGCCGTGTCGATCCTGCGCAGGGGCCGCATTCACGTCATTGTTGAAGATGCTGTGACGGCTATCGGCACGCCTGCTTTTGTTCGGTTTTCTGCAGACACGTTCCCGGATCTGGGAGCTTTCCGTACCGACGTGGATACAGCTTCGGCTGTGGCCCTGCCGGGTGCCCGCTTCATGACGCTTGCCGGAGCCGGTGAGTTGTGCGTGCTTGAATTCTTCCCGACTGTCTAAGTCGCAACAAACTGAAAAGGTAAACACACAACATGAACGAAGAACAATACATCCAGTTGGTTGCCCAGCAGTGCGGCATTCGTCTCGACGCAAACGAAACCGCGCATCTGTTGAAGCAGTTGGAGCACGTCAAGGCGCAAACCTATGATGTGCAACACGGCCCGAACAAAGCAAAGATGTTTATCCCCGTGGATAGCTCTGCCGATCCGGGTGCCGAATCCATCACCTATCGTCAGTGGGATCAGTTTGAAATGGCGAAAGTCATTGCGAACTACGCCGATGATCTGCCGTTGGTTGATGTTGCGGTGAAGGAATTCACCTGCCCTGTCAAGTCGCTAGGCTCTGCGTATCAGTGGAGCATTCAGGATCTGCGCCGGGCTGCGCTGGCCAACAGCAACCTTGATCAGCGTCGCGCGCGTGCTTGCCGGATGGCAATCGAGCGCAAGATTGATGACATTGGGGCTTTCGGTGAGCCAAACACGGGGCTGTTGGGTTTGTTGAATAACCCCAACATCCCGATCACTGTGCTCCCCAACCTGGGTGCATGGCCTACGCTGACACCAGATCAGATCATCGAGAATCTGAATGCCATGGCATCAGCGGCTACCATCGCAACGTTGGAAGCTTTCAACAATGACACCATGCTTTTGGATACGGTGAGCTACAACCACATCGCACAGGAGCACATCGCGGTTGACAATCGCATGACGATCCTGAAAGCGTTCCTGGAAAATAACCCGTACATCCGGAACATTGACCAGTGGACAAAGCTCAACACCGCAGGTGCTGCCAACATCCACCGATCTGTTACCTACTTCCGGGACCCGACTGTTTTGCAGTTCAACATCCCCATGGAGTTTGAGCAGTTTCCGCCGCAGGCAAAGAGCCTGTCTTTTGTTGTGCCCTGTCACGCACGCGTGTCGTGTGTCGAAGTGCATTACCCACTTGCACTGACCTACGCTGATATCGCTCTGTAGCGGTTGGCGCGTAATCCTAGAACCCGTAAAGAGAAGGAAGGATCAGCTACTATGGAAACAGTCAAAGTCAATAATTCCAGGTTGTCACTCGTGACGCTGCCTGCGATCAAAGGCGTTGGGGGGCCTGTGCCCCTCAAGCCAGGTATCAACAAAGTGTCAGAAGAGTACATGGAAGCCCTTGTGAAAAAGCCAGGGATTGAACCCTTTTTTGATTCTGAAAAAGGGGGCTTTCTGGAAATCGTTGAAGAAGGTGAGCCCTTGATCGCACCGGACGTGAAGGAAACCCTGATAGGGATGAATGTCAAGAATGCGGTTTCCTTGATCGAGTCATGCGCTGATCTGCAGCAGCTTGATCAGTGGCACAAAGCAGACACCCGCAAGGGTGTGCATGATGCTGTGGAGAAACGCGCTACAGAGCTTGCCAAGGAAGCAACACCCACACCGGCTACAACAGCAGAGACGGGTGCAGATCCTGCAGGTGACAGCGAAGGCACATCGGCAGGTGACAGCGAAAAGGGCACAACCCCCTTCTCTGTGTAGGACTAGAACGGGATGGCTGTAACCGTAGAAACCTTCATCGAATCCTTTCCGGAGTTTCGGTCTGCAAGCGTTGATGTAATCAAAGCGAAGCTAGCTGAAGCTGTGTTGCAGGTGGATGCGAAAGTGTGGGAGGGCAAGACAGATCTAGGTGTGAAGTACACAGCCGCACACCTTCTTGCTCTCTCGCCATTTGGCCGGCAGGCGAAGCTGGTTTCAAAGGATGGGTCTACTACTTACGAGCAGCATCGGGACGATCTGATGTTGCAGGTTTCTTCAGGTTTTCGAGTGATCTAGATGCTCACCGTCAAGGTAAAAGATAGAGATCGCGGCTTGAAAAAGCTCAAGCGAAATCTAAAGAACACCGGCAAGCACTTTGTCAAGGTGGGGATCTTCGGTGACAGTGCAAGCGAGGCGCACGCGGGCACGCAGAAAAGCAACGTGGAGATCGCAGGCTTTCAGGAATTCGGCACGAGCAGGATCCCCGCACGTTCTTTCATTCGCGCCACTGTGGACGCAGAGCAAAACAACATCAAGAAGCTCCAGGTGAAGCTAGGACGGAACATCATCAAGTCGCGTACCACAGAGCCGCAGGGCCTGGGGTTGATCGGTGCCTTTCTGCAGGGTGCGATCCAGAAGCGTATTCAAGGTGGAATCAGTCCCGCGTTGTCACCTAAAACGATTCAGCGCAAAGGCAGCAGCAAGACATTGATCGACACGGGTCAGCTTGTGCAGTCGATTGCGTGGGCGGTTGAGCGTGGGAAGTTGAAAGCATGATCAATTTTGAAAAAGTCGAAACTGCTCTCAAGTCGTGGTGGGAAGAAGTAGGGATCCAGACGGTTGTAGAAAACGAAGAGCAGCCGTTTGTTGATGATGTGGCCGGCGCAATCTGTCGTTTGAATTTTCCTGCGATCCGGCGCACTGGGCATGACGAGGAGCGGCTAGAGGGCCCTAACGCAGAAGATCCGTTGCTGTGTGACGTGACGGTTAATGGGCTGCGTGTGGTCAACGTGTCCTGTACCGTTGACAGCTACTCGCACAAAGCTAATGAGTCAGCAAAATTCTACGCAGAGAAAGGCCGCACAGCTATGCGTTTGCGTGGGGTGCGCAATCTGTTGTGTGGTGCAGGGTTAGCGATAATTGAAACGCTACCGATCTTGGATGCACCCTTTGATCAAGACGATCACATTGTATCTAGGGCAGTGCTGGATGTGCGTTTCGGGATTGCAGTGTGCGTACCTGATGAGCCCATTGACACCATCGGATCGCTTGCCCTCAAGTCGAACTTCACACACGCAGATGGATCGCCAACTTCAGTTCAGATAGACGAAACAATCACTCTTCCGTGAAAGGTAGAAACCATGTCTCTTGATACAATTGTGCAGATCAACATCACGGCGCAGAGCACGTCGCCCAGTCGGGCAGGCTTCGGCACTCCACTTGCTGCAGGGTTTCACACCGTGTTTGCAAACCGGGTGCGGGCGTATGCCAGCGGTGCTGAAATGGTTACTGATGGTTTTCTAGCCACCGATCCGCTTGTGCGTCTTGTAAACAAAGTCTTTTCGCAAAACCCCAAGGTGACATCGATCAAGATTGGTCGCAGGGCAAGTGCCCCAATACAGAAGCTCAACTTTATTCCCACAGATATCACCGTAGGGCTCGACTACACCATGGCTTTCACGCGCATGGACGGCACCACGGAGACGGCAACCTATAAGGTTGTTACGGCTGACACAGTTGCACTCATCATTGATGGGTTGATCACAGCTATCGGCGCACTCTCGGGCGGTCTGGACATGACACCTACTGACAACGTTACAGATTTCGATCTGCTTGCAGATGTAGCCGGGGATCTGTTTAACGTGGTTGTCAACAAAAAAATGGACATCAAAGATACCACTGTTGATCCTGGCTTGGCTGCAGATCTGGCTGCGATTCGTGCAGAAGATGCGGACTGGTTTGGGTTGCTTCTTGATTCAAACTCAGAGGCAGAGTGTTTGGCTGCGGCTGTATTTGCAGAGCCGTTAGAAGTCATGTTCGGTTGCAACTCCTACGATACGGAGATCCTTGATGCTGTAGTGGTGGATGATCTCTTCAGCGATCTGAAGGCTGCAGGTCATGCGCGCACCTTCCCCATCTGGAGTGGGTCAGTTCTGTCTTACGCGGCTGCCGCATGGATGGGGGATCGGTTCCCTGCAGATCCTGGTACGTCTACGTGGGCATTCAAGCAACTTGCTAGCGTGACCGTGGACACTCTGAGCAGCGCACAGCAGGCCGCTGTTGAGGGAAAGAACGGCAACCACTACAACACCGTGGCCGGTGTCAATATCACCTTTGATGGCAAGGTTTCTGCGGGTGAGTTTATTGATATCGTCCGTTTCATTTCCTTCTTGCGCGCACGGCTACAAGAAAATGTGTTTGCGCTGTTGGTGAATTTACCAAAGGTTCCCTTTACTGATCCAAGTGTGGATCTCTTCAAAGGTGAGATCGGCGCAACGATTCGGCGCAATGAGCCTGATGCAATTGTGCCAGGCACCACCGTTGTTACCGCACCGCTGGTTGCAGATATCTCGTCAACGAATCGGATCAATCGACTGTTACCAGATGTGAAGTTTGATTCACAATTGGCCGGCGCAATTCATGCCCTCAAAATAGACGGCGTACTCACCATCTAAACCAACAGGAGCAACGAAATGTCATTCAAGATTTATGATGCTGATCAGGTGACCCTGAACGTGGTTGGTATTCCAATCACTTCAGGTTACGCAGATGGTGAGTTTCTGCGCGTCGAGAAAGAAACGGACGATTTCACCGATGTTGTTGGGACGGATGGATCAGTCACTCGATCAAAAACCAAAGACGGCAGAGCAACGATCACGGTAGTTCTGATGCAAACTGCAGACAGCAACGCTGTGCTTGCAGCGCTGTCACAGGTAGACCGCGCAGCCCCCAACGGTGCAGGGGTCGGGGCTCTCTTTATCAGGGACAGACAGGGTACGTCTGTGTATGAAGCTGATGAGTGCTGGATCAGCAAGTCCCCTGATGCCACGTTTGACCGTGAAGCAACTTCCAGAGAATGGACTTTGCGCTGCGCTGTTTTGCGTGACTTTACCGGCGGGACTTGATAGCCGTCGCAGTTGAAAAACCCACTAAAGAGAAGGATCAACCATGGGCATTGAAACAAAAGAAACGGTGATAGGAAATCACACCTTCAAGGTGTCACAGTTGCCAGCATCAAAAGCGCGCAAGCTCTTGGTGCGGCTCTTCAAGGTAGCCGGCCCGTCATTGGGCAAGGTGCTTGAATCACTCAAAGGTAAAAACGGCAAGACTGGTCTGAATGATCTCAACCTGGGAAAAATCAGTGAAGGTCTTGCGTTGCTCGCAAACAATGTATTTGAAGACGATTTTGAATACGTGGTTAATGCATTGCTGGAAGGTGAACGGATCATTTATCACGTGGATGGCAAGTGGCCTGTGCTTTCCTTGGAAACTTCAGACATTCTTTTTGCTGGAAAACTGGATCAGATGTTTAAGCTGATCGCTTTTGCATTGGAGGTGAATTTTTCTAGTTTTTTCGCAGGGTCCGGGGGACTAACAAACGCGATCAAGCGCGCAGGCGAAGCAGTAACCCCGGAGCCGTTACAGTCAAGCTCCCCAGCGAGTTAGACTGGAGTATCCACAGGATCGCAGTTTCAGAAAAGTACAACGCAAGTCTGCATGAGATTGAAAACCTATGGAGCCTTGACGATTTGGCAGATGCACATGCGCTGCTAGATGCCCTTGAAGATGCCCAAGCAAAGGCACAACCCACCCCCACGAAACGGAGATAGTAAGCGATGCCACTGCGCGAATTACTAGCCGTTTTTGGTATCAAGGTAGATGACAAGGAAGTCAAGGAAGCCGATAAAAAGGTTTCCAAGTTTACCGAAAAGCTGAAGACGTTTGCTACGGTAGCTACGGGGATCTTCGTAGCTCGTGGCATCGCGCGCATGATCGATGGGGTGCGGGCTGCTGGTGATGAGCTAGACAAGACATCGCAGCAGCTTGGCGTGTCCATTGCAGATCTGCAGTCCTGGAGATTCGCTGCAGGGCTTGCCGGCGTTGAGGGCACAGCGTTTTCACAGTCCCTGGGGATCCTGCAGAAGAATGCTTTTGAGGCTAACCGTGGTACGGCTGCTATGGCCGAAGCGTTCCAGAAGCTAGGTGTATCCGTCAAGGATTCAAATGGCGAACTGAAAGACGGCGACACGCTTTTACAGGACGTGGGCGTGGGGCTCTTCAACCTGGACAATGAATCCGAAAAGGTTGCTCTGGCTCTAACGTTGATGGGGCGCACCGGCAAGAAGTTGCTACCGCTCTTCTCACAGGGTGCAAAAGGTATTGCTCTAGCCCGTGAAGAGTTTGAAGCGTTGGGGGGTGGGCTCTCCAAAGAAACCATCGCAGCGTCTGTAGAGCTTACGGACGAACAGCTACGGCTGGACACAGCGCTTCAGGGTATCCGAAGCCGGATCGCTCTGGCAGTGCTGCCAACGCTTAACCGTTTCGTTCGGTTGATGACCAAAGCCGCTGCGGCTATGGGTAACTTTCTGGAAGGCACACACCTTGTAGAGCTTGGCATGGTTGCGCTGGGGATCGCATCGGTATTCCTGGGACGCAAGATGATCGCAACAGCGGTGAAAACGTTGATTGCATGGGCTCCAATGATCGCGATGTTCCTGCTTGTCACCGTTCTTGTGGGGTTGGTGATTCTGGCGGTTGACGATCTGCTCTCATTCCTTAGTGGTGGTGAGAGTGTGATCGGTGATTTCATAGATGCGCTCTTCGGGATTGGTGCTGCGAAAGCAGTTGTCACAGAGCTAATGTTTGCATGGGAAGGCTTGGTGCTTTTCATCAAGGATGCAATTGGTTTTGTAAGTGATTTCATCACTCTTAGCAAAGATGCAGCAAATGCTGCTGCAAGTTTTGTAGGTGCTGATCCAGTTTTTGAAGACGATGTACCAGGTAGCGAAAATGCACCCCCTGAACAACTTTTAGCTGATGCACGTAGAGCACTAAACACACGCGCTGTTCTTGCCCTGGGTCGATCGTCCACACCCACAGCACGCACGCCACGCAGACGCGGGCCTTCTCGTACACCGCGCACGGTACAGACGCAACGGGCACCACTGCAGCAGTCAGTCAGCTTGCCGGCCGGCGCTTCTTCTAGCCAAAGCACAGTCAACCAGAACAACACCAACACCGTTAACATAGATGCTCGGGGTGCAGACGCTCGCGAGATCGAAACGAGAGTACAAAAGGTGTTGCGCAGATTGAAGGATGACGACAACACCGCAGCGCTTGAGGCGTTGGTGCCACAAGGATCGGGGGCCTGATGGAAATCTTTTTCACAAAGCCTAGCGGCATAGAAGCTTTGATCAGTGTTGATGCAACCATTGAAGAGACGCACAATAATGCGGCTCTGGTCACAGAGCACGCGGTTGATGAAGGAACCAACATCAGTGACAACGTGCGGCCAGAGAATGACCGTTACACCGTTACAGTCATGATCACGAACACACCGATCCGGCAGCCCGGGTCACACGCCAGCGGTGCAACAAGCGCGTTCCAGCCCACGATCCTTTTTGCTACCTCACCTCCCCGCAGGCAGGACGGCAACCCGATCCTGACAAACCCCGGCAGCCCCCCGCGTACAGTGCGAGATCTGACAAAAGGGGTGAGCATTGGAGCAATTGCGGCAGCCGCAGGTGCTCCGGCTGTTGTAGGTTTGGGGATCACCTTTGCAGGCTCTGTGAAGATCCCCGGGATCAAACCTCAATTCACACCGCAGCCGATCATACCTGAAGCTGCCGCAGATGGGCCGGGCGCAACCGTGTTGCAATTCTCGCAGGAATTCAACCGGGTTAATGAAGTCTATGAAGAGCTACGCAAGATCATAGCTACAGGCACCTTCATCAAGATCGTTACAAGTCTGCGCACCTACGAAAACATGATCTTTGAAAACATGGAGACACCCATAGAGGCTACAGATTCAGTGCGGATCACTCTCGATGCGGTGCAGGTGCGGGTTGTTTCAACAGAGACAGTGCAGATCACAGAGCCCCTGCAGACACGTGGGGAGAAAAGCCGCAAGCGGGGCAACAAGCGCACCACAGAAGACAAAGCCCCAGAGCGATCAGCAAGTGCAGCGAAAAAACTTACTGATGCTGGTATAGATTTCGTGGAAAGTTTGTTTAATTGAGCCTTACCGTACCCACATCCGTAGAGCTTTCCAGCTACAGCCAACGCACACAGTTGGACGGGGAAGACTTCGTGCTTTTCTTCCAGTACAACGAAAGGCTAGATCGTTGGTTTGTGGATGTGACAGATCAGGATGAAAACCCAATCGCTTCAGGGCTACGGCTCACTACCAACTTTCCCATAGAACGTTTCATCAGGGATGAGCGGCGGCCGGCCGGGGTGTTGATGGTTGTAGATCAGCAGGGCGCAGGTGACGATCAAGACGTTCTGAATCAACTTACGCGGGATGCAGGGCTGTTTGAGTTAGGGGATCGTTTCGTGCTCATCTACTTTGAAGAAGCGGAGCTTACGTAATGGCTGCGCTTTTTAAACGTGCCTACAGGTTGACGATCGACAACCTGCTGATAGAAAAGCTGGATCTTGATTTCAAGATCACGCGGTCTCTCAAGCGTGAGCCAAATACAGCAGAGATCAATGTTAAGAATCTGTCGCCGGACAGCCGGCAGGCAGTGGAAGAAAAGAAAATAGCCGCTGTCACTTTTGAAGCAGGCTACGAACGATCACCAGGCACACCAGAGCAAGAAGGCTTTGCAGAAACTTCACTGATATTCGCAGGGGATCTACGTACCGCACACACGACCCGTGAAGAAGCAGATCTTATAACCCACGTCAAGAGCGGCGACGGTGAGAAGCGACACAGACAAGCCCGCACCAGTAAGAGCTACGCACCTGGGACTAGCATCAAGAAAGCCATTGAAGATCTGGTGACGGCAATGGGCTTAGGTTTGGGCAATCTCAAAGCGCTAGGAAAGGTGGAGTTTCCGTTTGCAGGTGCCGTGTTTCCGAATGGTACGGTGGTGTCCGGCAACGTGGCTGCAGAGCTTGACGGGCTCTTGCGCTCTGCCGGGCTTGAGTATTCAATTCAAAACGGAGCAGTGCAGATCGTCACCCGGCGCAGAGCCCTGTCAGGTGAAGCGATTGTCCTTAGCCCTACAACCGGATTGATTGATACCCCCTCAGTGTCAAGCGATGGGATTGCACGGGCTCGTACACTGATGATTGCCGATCTGTTTCCGGGTCGCACGGTGCGTTTTGAAACCAACAGAGTGACGGGATTTTTTCGCGTCAACAAAGCAGAGTACACCGGAGACACTGCGAGCATAGATTGGTTTGTAGACATAGAATGCGAGCCCTTGGTGAGTGCTGCCTGATGCCTGATACACCCACAACTGCTGAACTGATCCGGCGTGCGATCGAGGCGCACATGCAGGAGCTTCATACAGCGATGCCTGTGCGCGTGATCAGCTACAGCGCAAGCCGTGAGACGGTAGATCTCGTGCCTCAGTTTCGCCGCTCGCTAGAGAACGATTCGCAGGCTACAGATCCGTTTGAGCTTGAAGATTTACCCACCTTTCCGGACGTCCCAGTCATGTGGCCGAGTGGTGGTGGGGGCTCTCACTTTATTACCTTTCCCCTTGCCAAGAACGACAGCGGGCTTGCTGTTTTCTGCGAGCGGGATCTAGGCGTGTGGCGCAGCACCGGGGAGCCCGGCACCACGGGGGATCAGCGTGCGCATGGGCTTGCCGGCGCAGTGTTTTACCCCGGGCTACGGCCAAACGGTGAGAAGCTAGGATCGGGCAAAGTGGGATCAAAGCTCACCATTGGATCTGAAGTTTTCTTAGGCAGCACGGGTGCATCTGAAAGGCTTGTCAAAGGTGATGCGCTTCTTACTCTTTTCAACACACACAAACATCTAGGAGTTACAACGGGGCCCGGTGTTTCAGGCTTCCCTGATCCGTCAACCTTAATGACAGCCGCAGAGCTTTCAAGCAAACACAAATTGGACAGCTAATCATGTCAACCCTGAAGCTCACAACAATTGTAGATGGCACGAATCCCATAGAGGGGGATTTACAACTCGACGCCGGGCAGATCGTGTTGCTTGAGAATTCAGAAAAGGTGCCTAGCCCCGAAGCCGTTGTGCAGGAGCTTCGGCAGAAGCTGCACTTCTTCAAGGGTGAATGGCATCTAGATAAGCGTGAAGGGATCCCGTACTTTGAAGAAGTCTTCAAGAAGAACCCAAACAAAAACATCATGCGGGCAATTTTCAGAGACGTGATCCTTGGTATCAATGGGGTCGAAACTGTGGAGACATTGGACCTTGTGATCGGTTCAGATCGTCGCGCACAAGTGAATTTTGAGGGGACCATGACCGATGGTGGTAGGCTCTCGTCAAAAGACTTTCCACCTCTGATTGTGGAGCTACCATAATGCCCGCACCATTCGGCGTCACACCTACCGGCTTTTCAGCAAAAACGTTGGAAGAACTTCTCACGGAAATTGAAACCGAAGAGCGATCAGAGATCTCAAGCACGCTTGATACATCGGCAAGCTCACCCGTTGGACAACTCAACGGGATCTTTGCGAGCAAGCTGCGTGAGCTTTGGGAGCTTGCACAGGCAGCCTATGACAGTTTCAATCCGGATAACGTTTCAGATTTTTCACAGACAGTGCTTGCGCTCATCACCGGTACGCAGCGCAGGGGCGCAACGAAATCGCAGGTACTTGCTGATGTTGATCTAGATGCGGGCACCTACGCACCGGGGGATCTGATTGCGCATGTTACGGGTGATCCTGATTCCAGGTTTGTCAACGTCAATGAGATCGTTTCACCAGGTGGTGCGCCTCCGTCTAACCCGGGTGAACTATTCGAGGCAGAGAGCACAGGCCCCGTTGTAGCTTTGGCAGGCACACTGATTGTGATCGCAGAGCCTGTGGTGGGTTGGAATGATGTTAGCAATCCCGCAGACGCCACAGAAGGTGAAGGCATAGAGAGTGATGTTGCCTTGCGCATCCGGCGTGAAGAAGAGCTTGCCCGGGTGGGTAGCTCAACCGTCGATGCAATTCGTGCAGACGTGGCACAGGTTGATAAAGTGATCAGTGTTAACGTATTTGAAAATACAACGCTTCTAGTAGATGCCAACGGATTGCCAGGCAAGTCTTTTGAAGCTGTGATCTTTGATGGTGTAGCACCTACTGCAAATGATGATGAGATTGCACAAGCGATTTGGGATAGCAAGCCGGCCGGGATCGAAGCCTTCGGCAGTGAGTCGGGCACCGCTACAGATACACAGGGGGTGGATCACATCATCAATTTCTCACGGGCTGTCGTCAAAAATGTGTTTATTGAATTTGATTTAACCACTGAGATCCCGCCCTTTGTGCTGGTAGATCTGAAGCAAGCGGTTGCAGACTTCGGAGACAAAATACAGGGGATCGGAGACGATGTAATTTTGTCTGCGTACTGCGTGCCTGTCTTCGGAGTGCCCGGGGTGATCGATCTCGTGGGCACCACTGCCGGTTTCGTTACTCCAACAGACGGATCAGCAAATCTACCCATAGGCCCGCGAGAGATCGCAGACTTGGACACAAGCCGGATCACCGTCATATAAAATAAGCAGATGCCCCAAGAGATTACCAAAAACACGCAGCACACCGCAGAAGGGTTGCTGCTCTTCATCGATCGCTACAAGAACAAGCCGCGTTTGGCTTCGCTCATTTTGATCTTTCTGGATCAGGTGCAGGAATTAGAAGATGCGCTATTTGAATTGATCACAGATCGCACCATTGATGCGGCTGTAGGTGTGCAGCTTGACATACTTGGTGTCATCGTTGGGCAACCAGAGCGGGTAGGACTTGATGATGATGACTACCGCACCATCATCAAAGCACGCATCAAAGTAAATCGATCGGATGGGCACGCAGAGCAGTTGATCGAGATTTTAGCGTTAGTTGCAACGCTGACAGGTGTGGAGCAACCCGCAGAAATACTTTTGCTAGATGTACCCCCGGCCGCTCTTCGTATTTCTTTGCTCACTGACATTGGGCCGCTTGATCCTTTGATCGTTTTCAATCTGTTAAACGATGCGCGGGGTGCAGGGATCAAACTCGATTTCATTTACACAACCACGCTGAAGGCAGACACCTTCACTTTCGGTGGTGATGGACCCAACGATCCTGATAAGGGCTTTTTCAATTCAGACACCCCCTCGGGTGGCAAGTTCGGAAACAAAGAAGGATAAACATCATGCCTAGACCAGCCGTAGATCCCCCCGTGTGGGCAACTGATCTAAATTACACAAGCCCCCCCAAAGCCGGTACACCGACGAAAAGCGATCCGGGTGCAGGCAAGCGGGTTGAAGGTTGGTTGCCTGAAGAGCAACCGCCCCCGCAGGAATTCAACCATGATGAAAACGCCCGGGGGCAGTGGCTGCAATACCTGGAGAAGCAAGACTTCATGTCACTGCTTCCGATTGAGCCTACGCTGTATACGACGGCAACAATCACAGCGGGGCAACTACTAGGAATCGCATCCCGTTTGCAGCAACCTGTAGCAACACAGCTTGCGATGCTTGGGGCTCACTCTGGAAGCAAAGTACTGCTGCGTAGTGATGATGGGGTTACTTGGCAGACTAACTCAAACCCTGGGGACTTCATCGGAATTGAGCACCCCCGATCAATGATCTTTTCAGTGGTTGCCGGACTTTGGATCATCGGCACCAAGACAGGTTCTACAGATCTGATCTTGACTGCGGCTGATCCTACAGGCGCATTCACTGTACGCACAGATCCTTCTATTGGTGCCGGTAATCATGGAGGCATGGCAGAGAGTGCAACTCACATCATCATGCCGGTAGGGGCTGAAACAATCCAAAGCACAAACGGCACTGCGTGGGCCTCAAACGGCTTTGCCGGAAAGGCTGCGATCTGGTCACCTACTTTGGATCGCTTCATCACTGTGGGGTTAAGTGTAGGGGTACGAGTTCAAAGCATCAACGGGGATGCCACTAGCCACACCGATCAATCCGGTAATCTTCCCGGTTCGCTAGCCGGGGTTGATTTCAATGACTGTGCTTGGGATCCCAAGTCGGGGCTTTTTATTATCGTTGGCGACGGCGGTAAGATCGCGGTGAGCCCCAACGGCACCACTACATGGACTGACAAAAGCATTGACGGGGACTTGGCAGAAGACATCACATCCATCGTTTCTGATGGTGCCGGCACGCTCTACATGGCTACCGCAAATCATTTGCTGCGATCCACTGATGGGGGTGCAACGTGGTTGGTGCGACGGCAACCAAGTTTTCTGCGGGGCTCTGCAATAGATCCTGCCGTTACCTACCACACTGATCGTCTGATCGTAGTGGGTCAGAGCGATAAGACTACACACGCGGGTATGTGTCTTGGCGGTAGGGGTGGCAGTCTTCTAGACATCATCGTTGCGTAGCCATGGCTTCTACAGATTGGACACAGCTTGGATTAGGGGCAGTAGTTGCCCTGCTGCTGTTGCGTGAAGTTTTCAGCTTTATTTTGAAGTGGAAGAAGGGCCAAGACGCAACCGACGAAAGAAAGCTGGAAGAAATGGCGGGACACGTTCGCCACATGTACAAGCAGCACACCCAAACTGATGTCCATGGGGTGACTCCATTGGTCTCAATGCGCATGACGATGGTAGCGATTGAAAAAACGCAAGAGAAGCAGACAGAGATCTTAGATCGCATCACTCGCGTACTGGATGAAATGCGTCTGAAACCACCAAGAGAGCGGGTGCGATCCGGGGGTGGCTAGTTTATGTTTGGGCCCGGGTCTGTAGGTGTGGCGCAGGGTCGGGTTTTAATCCTTCTCTCCCTTGCGCTATAATGATCCGGGCCCAGGCACTTTTTCAAAAGAGGTAGTACAGAGATGGATCAAGTAATGGAATTTCTCAACGCTCACGTTTTGCCACACTGGCCCTTCATCGCATGGGCTGTGATCGCGATGGTGATCGGGCAGGTGATGGTGAAAAACATCTTCACGAAAAAACACGCGGAAACACTGCGGCCCAAATGGCTGTGGTACTGGGCACGCAAGACGCTGCCGCTGCACCCTGTACTGTCGGGGATCGTGATCGGTATTTTCTGGCGCAACCCCGAACCCGCTGTAATGGGAATAGTCCCGGCGGCTGCTTACTTCGGTGTAGCGGGGGCTCTGTCTCTGTGGCTCTTCGAGGTGCTGCGCCGGGCAGCCGCAAAGCGTGGGGTGGTGCTGGCGCTGCCGGGGCAGACGGTGGCTCCGGGGGATCTGAAGAAGGAATGAAGCTGCTCCGAAAGATCGGCCGCGTCCTGCTCGCTGTGTTGGCGATTGCCGGCGCTGTGGTGGGGCTAGGCTGGCTCTGGGGCCGGCGGCGCGGCGTCTCGGCGGGGGGTGAAGTACAGGCCGCACAGGGCCGCGCAGACAGCCTCAAGCAACAACGTGATGACGCGCTAGCCCGTGCCGACACAGCAGCCGATCTCCGGGTGCAGGCAGAGAAGGAAGCTGCAGCCGTAG